ATCAAATTTCTATTTGGTTTACTGATTATGAACCTACACTTGAAAATGAACCTGCTTCTGAATGGACAAGTCCAGCACTGCAACAAGAACATATAGAAGATGTTTGTTTTGACAGAAGTACTGGAAAAGCATATTCTTATAGTGTTGATAGTGATGATAATTTCTCATGGCAAGAAATAACTGATGCTGAAACATTAAAGGCACTTTCAAATGCAGCAACAGCACAAGCTACTGCTGATGGTAAGGCAACTATATTCTTAGGCAATGTTCCTTATGTACCGTATAACAAAGGAGACATTTGGATAGCAGATAGTAATAGTGTTCGCAGTGGTGCTACTTATGGCAGTGGAGCAGATGCTAAAGTTGTTTCTAATGGACAAGTTCTAATTTCTGAAAATAGTAGAAGTTCAAAGGATTCTTTAAATTTTGGGGATTGGAATGATTATTTATCAGATTATTATCGTGACACAGACTTTATCAATGATGTGATTGGCAATGCTACTAAAGGAAATAATGTATTTTACTTTGATAGTAATTTTAAGTTATATACAGATGTTACTTTTAGTAGTGGAAATATTCCCTCTTTATCAGGCACAGAAATAACAGAATACTCTAAAGGGGACGTTGCTGTTTATATAGGCACCACTGATTTCAATTATACTTTTGGAGGAGTTAAATATAATGTATATGCAACTACAGTAGTAGGGCAAGATTCTAGTGGTAATGTTAAAAAGAATAGAAATTATCCTAGATTCTTTTGTATAAATAGTGGTACTGGTTCCAAGATTTCTGATAATAGTTGGGCGGATTGGATTGCTGATTTATCCTTAAAATCTCGCATTGATAATGAAGTAATGTTCCAAAATGCTTTATTTGATAAGTATGGGCATTCAATCATAGAACAAACTGCTAATAAAATAAATATGGTAGTAGATGATAATGGTAATGTTCAGTCAAGTTTTAAAATGACTGCTGACCAAATAAATTTATCATCGACTGGCAGTATAGCTCTTAACGATGTTTTAAAGGTAGTTGGCTCTAATGTACTGATAAATGGTTATTTATCTATAGAATTTACAGATTTAGACGAATCTGTATCTAATGGTAGTAATACATTATACGATTTAAGCAATCCAACTCAAGGTGTACTTCTTAAAAATACTTTTCAAGTAAAGGTAGACAATAGTCAATATGGATACAAACCGCAAGATAATTATAGAAATATAAAAGTTATATTACCATACGACAAGGAATATATTGGAACACGTTGTATTATATGGAATAATGGAGGTGGTAGAGTAACTCTTCCTAATAATGGTGCTCTAACTGGGAATGTTTATGCGGCAGAGATATGCGAGATAGTTTCTCAACCGTTACAATCAAAAGTACTTATACGTAAAGACGAGTATTATGAAGATGGTGTAAAATACAATGAAGAAACTTATACAGAATACGCATCTGCTTATCCTATTGGTAATGTTTATGGGGAAAGTGATATGGATATATATACTGCAGAGTCCTGGTTTACTTCCGTTTATTTCCAATATGGTATAATAGAACTTTTAGGAGTTCCAGTCTACTTGAATGTTACAAGATATTATGACTATGGTACCGATGATGAAAAAGTAGAAACTGCAAAAGAAATTATTGGTACACAATGGGTTATTATTAATAGACGTTGTGCAGCATTTGGTACAGGAACTTATGTTAGTTATGGTGATACAAATTATCCATTTAAGCCAACTCAATGGTGGGAAAATTATAATGAAGAATGAAACATATAACAGCATATTTAAAGAGCTATATTAGAAGTGATGGTGTTCCAAGTAGTGCAGAAATATTTTCTATTGGTGCAGATACAGAATTGACTTCTAGTGTTATGCCTACTCTTATGTGGGCGTTATCAAGAAAGACTGATTATTATATCAGAGTCCATCCTAAAAATGTTTGGGTAGGTAGTCAAGGAGATGCTTCAATACTTACTGTTGATAGTAATATTAAATGGAGAATAACAGATGATAATAATAACTATATTGAAGTCAGTTCTCAAAATATTAATATAGGAATACAAGGTAATACAAGTGAACTTACAATTAATAGTAACGTAGCTTGGAATATAGAATAATAAAAATTAAAAATTAATTATGGCAAGTTCAACTTTAAAAAATTGGGTAAAAGTCAATCCTACAACTGGAGCTTCTGGAAGTACATCAGTAGCAATATCAGCAGATGCTTATTATGGTCGTGTAGCAAGAAATGCAGTAACTCTAAAAGTAGATGCAGCAGAGCTTACGGGACATAGTTCAGCAGATACTACATTTACAGTAGCGCAGGCTGGTAGAGGTAATTATATTGTACTTAATGCAAATAGTACTGGAGCTGATACTACGGGTAGTACTAGTGCAACTGTTGCTGTTACTAAAACTGGAAATAGTTCTTTTGTTATATCAGGTAGGTCAAATTGTCAAACATTATACTTTTACTTTTCAGGAGATACTGGTTATTTAAATGAATTAGATGGTTATTTAGGTTCAGCAGGCCAACCTTTTATTTATATAAACAATAGTTCTACTAGTATTCAAGCAGGAACAGCGATTTCAGGAGACCCAGGAGCAACGGGATTATATACTTGGAAAACCGAACCAATTTCAGTAGTAGCTAATAATACTATTGAAACTAAGACCATAAAAGTTCAAGTGGCTTCTGCTGACGATGGTCATGGAGGTGCTAGTGGTACAATAGCTACATTAACAATCACAATAGCAGAGGGCGACCCATATGTAACTTTGTCTACAAATGCAATTACCATACCTTATGCTGGTACTGCTCAGACATTAACAGTTTCTTCAAATACTAATTGGAGTATTACTGAATAATTAATTAAACTATGAGTGTTAGTAAGACCATAAATGGTATTACTCTTTCGGGTACAGGAGAGAGTGGGAGTTCTACTCTCTCCGTATCTGCGGAAGTTAATGAAGGACTTGATAGGTTAGCTATATTTACAATATCAACTACAGATAATAGTGGCACTAAAACAACTCTTTCAGTAACTCAAGAAGGAAAGAGGGAAGTATTTAATGCTTCAGATGGTAGTTTCTTATTGAGTGATAGTACAACATTTAATACATTGAAATCATGAGTTATAATAGTTCATATACAGGAGCACAAATAGAAGAGAAACTTGGTTTAGTAGATTCTACAAAGAAAACTTCAGAGATATATTCAGAGGCAAGTACAGCTTCAACAAATGCTTCTTCGGCAGTCACAACAGCTAACAATGCTCTAAGTGCAGCAGCTAATATAAAAGGAATCCTGAACTGTGCTTCAGATACTACTTCTACACTTAAAAGTGCTATGTTAGCAATGCCTGATAATAGTGCTATCTATTATTCGATAAGCGATAAAGATACCGTAAGTACAAGTTCAAGCGTTACCTTCGATAGTACTATGGCATCCTTTATTACCAAAGCGCCATATACTTATGTATTGAGCAAATGGGTTGGAACCGGAACAGAAAAGACTTCTTTAGGAGCTAGTAATGGAGATTTATTAGTAATAATCAAAACTAAGGTTGCAACTGTAAATACATGGGTAATTAAGATAATTCCTTTAAACGATGCAAAGGTAGCAAGTGGAGATTTCCCTGGCTGTGATGGTTTGGAAACAATTTGGGATAAAACACAGATAAACAAGATACCTGACGCAATAACAGAATTAGGTAAGAAGTTATCTTTGCCACATAATAGTGAGGCTAATATGAACAATGCCCTGACTTCGGGTATTTATTATTGGTGTAAATTAGGACGCCCAGCAGGTTCAACGGGATATTATACATGTGTTGTTTTGCGTAGTTCAGATGCAGATGGTAATGGTTATTATAGTATAGAACAGACTGCTTATGGTAGAACAGACGAGTTAGGAAGAGTATTCAAGAGAATGATATTTTGGAAGAGTAGTTCCGATAGCGTGTATCTTGATTGGGTAGAGGTTACTGCATCTTCTTCAAGCTCGGATTCTAGCGATAGTGATGGCATAGATTTTAGTGATTTGTATATTGTTACAGCGAGTGATGAAGGTACACAATATGCGTACCCTGCATGGCGCACTAATTTTGAGGATTGGACTTGCAAAGTAGTGAGTATGGAAGGTAAAATAATTGAGGAAGATATTAATATTCTATATGTCATTGGTATTGCCATTAAAGTGGGTTCTCGTATGCTTATGATGGGATTGGGAGATACACCTGAGTATAGTGCTGATTACGCCTACGAGAGCTTTACAGTATCAGACTCGGATGATATATTCAACGATAAGGTAGATGGAAAAAAAATTCTTGCCTCTTCTGCCTCTACTGCCATGTTTTTATATGAGCAAGTAAATGGATATTCACCATCAAGAACCTATTGGAACCATGGAGATGAAGACAAATATTACCCAGCAGGAAGTTGGTGGCTCCCGACTTATATAGAATGGAGAGCAATTTTACCAAAAGTCCCTGCTATTAATAAGATACTAAGTAGCCTATATGAAATAACACATGGCGAAGATACTTATCCAGCTCAATTTTATAACTGGGAATATGTAAATGCTTTTGAAGAGTTTAGAGCTTATACTACCTGTACTAGCCCCGATGATAGTCATATCTATATGGCGATAATATATACGTCAGAAAGTAAAATAGAACTTATTTATATGCCTGATGCGTTGGGGCACCTTCGTCCTATTACTTTCTTAGACCCTGATGTAAAAATCTACAACTAACATCACTATGAAGCAGGAAGCAAGAAAATAAACTAGTATTTAATCAGATGTTAAACTCCGAGTTATAACTTATTTGAAACCAGAGATTGCGATTTATTGAAAGGATGGACTTATGTTCATCCTTTTTTCGTATATTAACATTTTTTAACATTTTTCAATTTGGTTTCAAATTTTTCATTGCTAATTTTGAATTATTACAAATGTAATGCTAGTTTATTACTGAACGTTCATGTAAAAGAGAGAGATTAATTTAGTTATTTAGATCAAGAAACATTAAATATTTTTCTAAATATTAATTATGTCAGAGAGTAAAGTTTTTATGTTCCCAGAGTAGGGAGCTAGTAATAGTGGTATTATGTCCATGTTAGGCCCACTATTACAATAGAAAGGCATTGATCCAGGTGTTTTGGCATTAATGAAAAATAATAGTGGATTTGGCAATGAAGGCGGTTGGTTTATGTGGGTAATATTTCTGTTCTTCCTCATGGGATGGGGAGGTGGAGGCTGGGGAGGTTTCGGTGGAAACCGTGCAACCACTCAAGGAGTAGATTACTTATCTACCCAACTTAACAACGATGCTGGCAGAGAACTTTTAATGCAAGCTATCAATGGTAACGGTAACGCTGTTAATTAGCTTGCTTCAACCCTTAATTGCTCTATTGGTAATATTCAATAGGCACTTAGTGGTGTTATGGCGCAAGTTCAAAATGTTGGTAACCAAGTTGGAATGTCTTCTCAGCAAGTTATTAATGCAGTACAGTCTGGTAATTGTCAGATTGCTAATTAGATTTCTCAAAGTTGTTGCAATGTTAGAGATGCAATTACTAGACAAGGTTATGAGAATTAGCTTGCCACTTGTTAGTAGACGAATAGTATTAATTCTGCAATTAATAATAATACTATTACTCTTAGAGATGGTGCTACTGCAAATACGAATGCTATACTTGGCAGATTAGATGCAATGCAAACTTAGGCATTATATGATAAAATAGATGCACTTAGAGAATCAAAGAGTCAATTACAAACACAATTGTCACAGCAAGTTCAAACTGCTACATTTGGATAGATGATTAATTAGGCAGTTACTCCTATTAATACTTCCTTATGTGATTTAAGTTCTAGAATAGCTTCTATTGAATGTAATCAACCTTTAGTAGCAAAAGTTCCATATACTCCTGCAATGGGCGGATTTATTCCTGTTAATTATGGATTAAATGTTGCTAGTGGTATATCTACATTAAGCGGAGGTGGATGTAATTGTTAAGAAAGGAGGTCAATATGTGGAATTATAATCCTATAATTACTCCTTATTTTAATTAGAGATCTAATATACAAAGACTTGATACAGGTGGAATATATGTATTAAATACTAATAGTGTACAAACTAATGAGAAAAGTATAGATTATGGAGTGAATCCATAGTTATATAATGAACTTCCTTGTGAATGTTTAATATTATTACAAGTACATGAAGCAGTTCCATCTACTTGTTCTAATTTGCCAGTAACATTAGCAATTCCTTATGTTGGAAATGCTACAACTACAGTTGGAAATGATGTAACTGGAAATAATACAATAAATATTGTAGACAGTTAGGGTAATAATGTATTAGGTTGTGATGTAGAAAGTAATACTTAGAGATTTGCGTATTTGAATAAACGTACTGGTACTATGAGATTCTTAGAATTTACTTCTTCTAGTACTAGCTCATCAAATTAATTATGTTTTCAGCTTTAAGATAGGGTAGTATATTATATATATTAGAGAAAGGAGATCATCCAACTCTTAAAATGGGTTAGGTAGTAAGTGTTTCTTAGCCTACATATAATAATAACTTCTTAGCAACTCCTATAAATATTAATGTAAAAGTTGGTGATTAGAATACTGACTTTTAGAATGTAAATGGAGCTTTATCAGTAACTAGTTATAATAATGTAACTATTGCTGAAACTAAGGAGTTGATGTCTAATGAGGTAGAGAATATGCTTTAGAATAGTAAGAATATTATAGAGAGTGTTCCATATCATAATGGTGTTATAGAATCTTGTGAAGAAATTTTAAAAGATTTAAATCCCAGATTTGCCAAAGAAAAGGAACGTGACGAAGATATTAGTAATCTAAAGAATAAGATAGGGGGTCTAGAAAATAAAATGGACACATTAATATCTATTCTATCTAAAGAAAAAGATAAATAATTGTTATTATGAAAGGTTTTATTGAAGTTAAAGAGGATCAATACGAAGATACCATAGAGCACTTATATAGAATAAAAATGCTTGCTTGCAAATTAATTAAAAAACTTGCAGGTAGTTCTGAGGTGTATGATGAAGATGGTACTGAAGAAGAGATTACAAGAGCAAGAAGAGGGAGATATGTTTATTAATTAAATTATGGGTGGCGACAAGTATGTTGTCACCCATTTTTAGTTTAATTGCAACTATGGAGGATTTTACTAAATATGATATTAAACCGGAGGGATTTATAAATTATCTAAGATATTACGGAGAACACTTTAACAAAAAATTATGTGAATTTGCTTGTTCCCATTTGGATAAACATACATATACTAAAGAAAAGATAGATGAACTTTTAAAGAATCATAGTGCAGCAATTCCAAATGCCAAATTATACGATGCCGTATATGTAGCAAATTGGTGCGATTCTATATTATATAATTCAAGTATTTCTGACGAAAAACATTTTATATTCTTTTTATAGGATATGTTTGAAAAGTAGGGACATCTTATATTTAATAGGTGGTATGCAGATATGGCTAAACTAGGAATTCCAATAGAATGGGAAGATATGATTTAAATTATTGTTTTTTAAGTGCTGGAAATTTATTTTTATTTCCGGCACTTTTTATATATATTTGCCCAAAGAGAAATTAAGATAGAAAACGAATATTACAAATCTTAAGAAAATGACCAATATTAAACTTGGAAGTAAAGGAGAAGAAGTAAAGGTTATACAAAAGAAACTTAATTGCATTGTAGATGGTATATTCGGATAGGTAACTGAAGAGGCAGTTAAAGCTTTCCAAAAAAGTAAAGGACTTACAGTAGATGGCATTGTAGGGCTAGAAACTTGGAATGCTTTAACTAATGTTAGTGATCCTAATCCTAGAAATATTACTGAAATTATAGTGCATTGTACTGCTACTCCAGAAGGAAAAGATTATACTATATCATAGATAAGAGCTTGGCATTTAGCTAGAGGATTTAATGATATAGGATACCATTATGTAATATATCGAGATGGTTCAGTTAATATTGGGCGAGCTGAAAGCAAAATTGGTGCACATTGTACTGGACATAACAGTAATTCAATAGGAGTATGTTATGTTGGAGGTTTGGCTAGTGATGGTAAAACAGCAAAAGATACTAGAACTTCTGAACAGAAGGAATCTTTAGTTACTTTACTTACACAACTTAAAGCTAAATATCCAAAAGCTACTATACATGGGCATAAAGAGTTTGCTAATAAAGCTTGTCCGTCCTTTGATGCTTATACTGAATATAAAAATATTAAATAATGGATGAGTTATTGCAAAGAATAGAAGCGTTAGAAAAACGTGTAAAAGAATTAGAGTCAAATTCTTCAAAGATGTTTGGCAGATCTTATACTACAATAGGCAGTTCATCTTCGGATTTACTACTTAAAACTAGAGGATAGGTTAAAATATAGTGGGGAAATAAATTTATTGACCTAATAAAAGATGGAAAAATAAATGTTTAAAAAAATGAATTAAATTATGGCAATAGGGATTAATGATTTGGATTATGATGAGGACGACGATTTGACCACAACTCAACAACAAGATACAGAGGAACCTCAAGAAGATTCTTCTTCTTATTAGGAGCCTGAGGAACCTCAAGATGATAGAGGAATTCTTTCAGAATATCTGAAGTCAAAAGGAATTGAAGATATTTCAAAGATCAAGTATGAAGGAGATGATGGTAATTATGAAGAGGTTGATTGGGACACTTTGGACTCTTCAGAAAAACTATCTATTCTAAATAATCTTGATTCTACGAATGACACTGGTTTAGATGATTCTGAAATACAATTAATTAATTCTATCAGAAGCAGTAGAATGTCCCCTGCGGAATACTTAAATTATGTTGCACAACGGGGCGCAGATCAGTATGCTCAGAATTTAGCAGGAGCAGAATAGACTTATGAGATTGACCAATACAGTGATGAAGAATTGTTTGCAACAGATCTGATTACTAGGATGGGGAAGGATAATATTACAGACGAAGAAGTTCAGGAAGCATTAGATAAAGCCAAATCTAATGAATCTTTGTTTAAGAAACAAGTAGCAGCTCTTCGTAACGAATATAAGAACATTGAAGATTAGAATAGACAGTATGCATAGTATATGCAGGAACAAGAAAAACAAGAGCAATTTAATCAGTTCGCAAATGCAATACGAGACTAGATTATAGATTTTAAAGAATTTCATGGTTTTGAACTTGACATGGATAATGAAGATAAAGAAGAATTATATGACTTCATTACTGGATTTGACGAAGCAGGAACTAGTATTTTGGGCAAAGCTATGAATGATCCTGCCACTCTAGTAAAGATGGCATGGTTTGCATTGCATGGTGAAGAAATGCTAGATGACATTTCTGAATATGTCAAATCACAAGTTAGTACAATACGAAAAACAAGCTATAATCAAGGCGTCTCAGATGCACGGGCTGGTAAAGTTAAAGATAATAATAAAAAACCGGTCACCGCATTTAGACCAAAAACAAATACTAATTCAAATCATTTAAGTATCGACGATTTGGATTAATAATAATATTTAGAAAATATGATAGTTGCAAATTTCGTTACTAACAGACCTACAATGTCTGAAACTAGAACTTATGAGGATTTTTATAAATTTTTAGGTGCTCGTCCCCATAAGTTGGGAGTAGTTTCAAGATTATATCCTGAGAACACCGCCACTTATTTGACTGAATCTCTTAAGAATGTTTTCTACAATGATGTAAAGGGAGCTAATAAATTCCAATCTGTAGATTCCATGATGTTTGAGTGGGAAGTAGAAACCAACTTTATTAAGAGAATTGAATTCGCTGATGTACCGTCTGAGACAGGCGAAAACGGAGGTGAAATTGTAATGGCTTTCAAGGAGCGTTACTATGAGAAGTATGATATTTTCAAAATTGATAAGACTATGCAACAGTGTATCGTAGTAAGTCGTCCAGTTCGCAAGCGTGACGATTATTGGGAAGTTACTGTTCGTCTTATTGATAATGACTATTCTACCGAACTTGACCTTAGCGGTTGTCAAGTAGGTGATACTACTCGATTCCAGTCAAATGCTATGCCAGAATTGTCTGAAGAGGGTTATACTAAGAGTCAAAGCAATATTGAAAAGCACAGAAACTTCATTACTACTTTCCGTAATGATATTTCTTGGTCTTCTTTGTATGCTGCTCATGAGGATACATTTATTAGCATTGCTGAGGGTAAGAATCAGGGTTGTCTGAGCGAGACTATTTACAAAATGAATAAGAAGGAGAAAGAGTTACTTGAGAACTTCATGATTTCAAGAAATCAAGGCCTCTTATTTAATAAAACAAATGTGGATTGATAAATTCCATAACAGTCCACTTTAAATTTCCTTAATTGCTGGAACTCTAAGTATATTATTCTGCAACTAGTAATATATATGACAATCAGCAGCCAAAATATATGATGCTACGTCACATATAATTAGGTTCAACGACTAATCCAAAACGGATGTAAATTTTAAAATAATTGAAATGGGAAATAATTTTAAATATATTGTATATCAAACAATTAATACTGTAAATAATAAAATATATATAGGAGTACACCAAACAGAAACTCCTGATGTATTTGATAATTATTTAGGAAACGGATTTATTATAGGTAAAACAAATCATTTGTTAGAACATCCTAAAGAGCCATTCCATTACGCTTTAAAAAAATATGGAGTGAAATCTTTTAAAAGAATAACTTTAAAAATATGTGATACTAGAGAAGAAGCTCTTTAGTTGGAAGCAAAATTAGTTAATTATGATTTTATATCAAGATCTGATACTTATAATATTGCATTAGGAGGTGGGAACCCGCCTTTATTAAATAAAGTAATTTATTAGTTTTCTATAAAAGGAGAACTTATAAAAGAATGGGAATCTATAACTTAGGTTAAAAAATATTTTGATACTTCAGCATCATTTAATGATATTGTAAATTAGAAAAGAAGTTTTGCAGGAAGTTTTTGGAATTTTACTGATACTATAGATATTTCATAGTACAAGACTGAATTAAATTACGGGTATATTTCTTAGTATTCTTTATCTGGAGTATTTATAGCTATGTATAGAAATGCCACCGTAGCGGCTTAGAAATTAGACTTAGATAGACAAGCTATTACTACAGCAGTATTTAAATAGAAATAGTATAATGGATATTATTTTATAAAATCAGATGTAGATATAGCAAATGTACTATATAATAAATTTAAGAAATAGCTTGGCAAAAAACCTATATATAGATATTTAGAAAGTGGTGAATTTAATGCTGAATTTGAAACTACTTCTAAAGCAGTAAATGCAACACCTAAGGCACACACATCAGCTTTAAAAAATGCGGTAATAAACGGTTATTTATGTGGTGGGTTTAGATGGTCTTATATTAAATCTGATAATTATTTTAATATTGAGAATCCTAAATTAAAGGAAGATGTTAAAATAGGATAGTATGATTTAAATCATAATCTTATAAAAGTTTGGAATTCTCCTAAAGAATGCAAAAAAGAATATAAATATTGTTTGAGAGTATGCAGAGGTGAAATGAAAACAACTCAAGGATATATATTTCAATATATTTAAAGTTAATGATATAGTCTAAACTATATAGAAATATATAGAAATACAATTGGTTAATGGAAAAACCACAATATGTGATCCAGATACTGGAAGACCTGGAGAGATATTAAGTATCGCCGCTTAAATAAACGGGTCGGCGCATTGTAAAGTGCGTAAAAATAAAGTTCCTTAATTGCTGGAATTCTAAGTTAAATAAAATATGAAAATCAGCAGCCAATCATTCTATAAGTTAATCTATTAGATAACTAGAATGCAGGTTCAACGACTAGATTATTATAATCGTACACTTTAAAGTGGAAATGGGAACTAACTTAACATAAGATTAAGTTAAAGATATAGTCTGAACTTATGTGAAAACATAAGATTAACAAAAATTGATTTATATAGGCGATGGATTGATTCCGTAGGTAGAGCGTTTTGCTTCTAAGTATGTTTATAATGACAAGCCTACGGTAGAAATCTTCCATACTATTATGCAAACTATGAATGAGAAAGCTGAAAAGGCAACAGGTAATCATTATCATTTTATTGTTAATGAGAAGCTGTGGAACGACATTCAATATACCCTTGGTAAGTATCTTGCTGATTACAAAACCGATGGTTGCTATATGTATTCTAAAGCAGCTAACGATTATGTAAAGGTTGGTGCTACTTATTCTACTTATGAGTTCGCAGGTAATTCTATTTCATTCTCAGTGGATAGAACCTTTACTCGTGAGTATGGTGATAAGGGTTATGGTTTATGTTTGGATCTTTCTGCAGATCTTACAACTGGAAAACCTGCTATTGCTATGTTCTCATTGAAAGGTTGCGATGTACTTACTTCCAAATATCCCGGTGTGGGCGGAATGAGCGGCGTAGAGTCCGGTATTGTTAGCTC